GGTGAACGGGTCAGCGTCACACGGCCCGGGCAAGCGGGCGGTGCTGTGCAGCAGACCATCATCGTGCAGGGCAGCGTCATCAGTGAGCGGCAATTGCAAACGCTGGTAGTCAACGCCATGCGAAACGCCACGCGACTGAATGACGGCGTGCTGAACGTGAACGCGGTGGTGGTGTAATGGCGACGATGGGGATTGAATACACCATCGAGGTGAGTTGGGGCGGCTCGGTTGAGGGACTCTTCAGGATCGGCGTCAGCACGGTCGGCGGCACTGATGTCATCAGTGGCTGGCCCGCCGATGCGGGATTTGAGGATGTGACCGAGGACTGCCAACTGTTCACCCTGACCCGTGGCCGCAGTGACGACCTGGGCCAGCTACTCAGTGGTACTGCAACGGTTCAGCTACGGGACCAGTCGGGCAAATACAACCCCGTGAACACGGCCAGCAGCCTGTACCCGAACGTCAAGCCCATGCGGGCCATACGGATCAAGGCCGCCTATGACGGCACCACCTACGGGATCTTTTACGGGTTCCTGTTGTCGATCCATTCCCAGTCCGATCCCAACCGGCCCGTGACAACGCTGGAATGTGCCGACCTGTTCTCATGGCTATCACAACGACAGCCGACCATCAGCGCCCTGGGTAGCACCACCACGGGGGCCGCGATCAAGGCCGTGCTGGATGAGATTGGATGGCCTGGCAGCCTGCGGTCACTGGATGCTGGTGACACCATCCCGGACTTCAGCGCCGATGGCAGCAGCAGCAGCCTCGACCTGATCAATGGATTGCTGGAAGCCGAGATGGGCGTCTTCTACATCAACGGTTCGGGGGTCGCCACCTTTGAGAATCGCAACGCCAGGTACGCCAGCACCACCAGCAGCAGCACCATTACGGGGGCTGCGAATACCCTGATGCGATGGGATAGCAGCAACGATATCGCCACCATCTTCAATGCGGCCTCGGTGACCCGTGACGGCGGCACCACGCAAAGCGCCAGCGACACCGACAGCATCAATGCGTTTGGCCAGCGCGATATGGGCAACACAACCACGCCCTACCTGGACACTGACGCCGCAGCCCTGAGCCGTGCCAGGCTGCGTGTGGTCCGATTCAAAGACCCCAAGACCCCGGCCAGCGCCAGTTTCGTATCGGCAGCCAGCACCACGGCGGACCTGCTGGCGCGTGACCTCAATGACCGTGTAACGATTACCGAAACCTTCGGAGGCACCAGTGCGAAGCAGTATTTCATCGAGCAGGTCGGTCATACTTCGGATGTCTGGGGCGGTGCCTCTGATGTGCGTGGCGGTGGTTCGCGCCTGCGAACGGACTGGCTACTCAGCGAGGTGCCAGCCACGGGGCCATTTATTATCGGCGTGACCGGCGTCGGCGAAGGATATATAGGAGCATAAGCAATGGCAGTATCTGAAACCTGGACCGACCCCGATAGCCTTGATCGCAGCACTGGCGACGTGCTGACCGAGACGATCTGGGATCAACTCATAAGCAACCAGGCGTGGCAGTCTGGGCAAACCAGCACGGGGCATATCCAGTCGATACGGCTGGGCATACCCGTGGACAACAGCACGGGGGGAACGCTTACGGCTGGAACGCTGGTCTACGTGTCAGGGTATGACGCCAGCACGAGCGCCCCGCAGGTCACCAAGGCCGACGGCGACAGTCGGTTGGCTGAGTATGTGTTGCAGGCCGACATCGCCAATGGCGCGGCGGGCTACGCATTCCGGGGCTACACGCTGGGCAGCCTCGACACCAGCGGATCGTCAGTAGGTGACCCGATATATCTATCCTCGACCGCTGGGTCATGGACCGCCTCGGCCCTGACCGGATCGGCCCAACTAAGCCAACGGGTTGGCGTGGTTGTGACCTCAAACGCCTCCTCTGGCAGCATCCTGTTTGACCTGCCGGGGGAGTTGCTCAAGATTGGCTCAGGCCAGATCCAGAGCGGCGCAGGCGGCGGGCCTTCGCAGGCGACACAGGCTGCGCTGGAAGCCGAAACCAACGAGGATACATACGCGGCGCCGGACCTAATTCGCTTCAGTCCGGGCGTATCCAAGACGTACGTGAAATTTAATGCGAGTGCCGCCGTGCAGGGTACGGCCTACAATACGACGAGCGTGGCTGATAACGGTACGGGCGATTGGACCGTGACCATCGCCACTGACTTTAGCAGCGCAAACTGGGCCTGTAGCTGCACCATCGAGACTGGCTATACCCGCAGCGCGAATATCGCCTCCGCTGGTGGACAAGCCGCCGGGACATTGCAGGTCAGGTCAACCGATAACAACGGCACGCTGGCGGATGGCGTGTACATGCACGTGATTGGTCTGGGAGAACAGGTATGAAGATTATTTACACCAACCCTGCGACGGGTAATCTCTGCGTGGTGGTTCCGGTCTATGATTCGATTGAGCAAGGCTTTTACGCCGATGAAGCCGAGCTTCTGGCGGCGTGCGTGGAGCGCAACGTGCCGGACGGGGTAGCGCATCGCGTGGTCGAGGATGACGAGATTCCATCAGCGCGGCTGTTTCGCAACGCATGGGCTGACGATGGCGCGAACGTGGCCGTGGATATGCCGAAGGCTCGCGAAATCCATATGGATGCCATTCGGGTGGATCGCGATAAGCAGTTGGCCGAATTGGACGTCACGTTTATGCGAGCCGTCGAGGACGGTGACCCTGACGCACAGGATGACGCTAGTGTGGAAAAACAAGCCCTGCGGGATATTCCGCAGGAGTTTGACCTATCGGCGCACGCGAACGCCGACGATCTCGACGCCGCATGGCCGGACGGTCTACCGCGAACGCAGGAACGCTAGGCGATGAACGGCGCAGAGCGTGACGAACTGCGGGCGCTGACCAAGCAGCTTGCTGATTTCCAGGTTGCGGTGACCAGGGTTATCGTTCCACGGGATGAACTGGACCGGCGCGAATCGAGCCTGCGTGACCGAATCGCCCGCTCCGAATCGCGTGGCATCCGGCTGGCCGTTTCACTGGGTGCGTTGAATGTTGCGGGCTGGGCCAGTCTTTTGCTGATGCTGGCGGCGCGATGATTAAGTGCCGGGATTGCGGCGTGACGAAACGGACAGCAGTTGACGCCCGTAGTCAGAACTGGTGTCGGCATACGTACGAACACCAGCGGACGGTCCAGTGGTCATGTCCGTTGTGCCAGCAGGAACAGACCAGGCGGGCGCTAGCCCGTGACCCCAGGCGCAAGCGCTTCAATCTGAGGCTCGGATGAAGCTGGTCTTGCCTGCGCCGATTGGCGACTTCCACATCACCCAGCGGTGGGGTGAGAATCCCGACATCTACGCCCGATGGGGCTACGGCGGCCACAACGGGTGGGACTTTGGCTATCCGACAGGCACGCCGGTTCGTGCCGTGGCTGATGGTCGTGTCACGGTGGTGGGCTGGGATGAGCATGGCTACGGGCTGTGGGTGGAAGTGGCCCATGACTTTGGCCGCAGTCGCTACGCCCACGGCGTCCCAGGCACCGCAAGCGTGGCCGTCGGGGATGACATCACGGCCCGCACCCAACTGATGCAGGTCGGCACCAGTGGCTTCTCCACCGGCCCGCATCTGCATTTCGAGATTCGTGTAAGTGACCAGCCCGAACGCTATGGCGTGGCCTATTACCCGACGCGCTGGGGCAGCTTTTGTATTGACCCAGGGCCATTCATGCCTGAACCGTATGGTGAAGGCCGAGACATAGGAGACGACGACGTGGACGCACGAGTGAGCAAATTAGAAGCCGAGTTACGCCAGGAACGGGCGAGGGCTGATACCAATTACAACAAGTTCATCAAAAGCGGAAGCTCGCTGGGCTGGACCATCAGGGCGCTGAACCGTGCCGGTGACGGTGTGCTGCCAGAGGATCGCGAACGGTTGGCCGCTGAGAACGCAGAATGGGCAGGCAAGATTTAGGGGTACAAACACCCCAGTGGCGTATAAAATCGCCCCTACGGGGCGCACAGCAGCGTTAGGAGCGTGATGTGAACATTCCACCGAGACTTCAATCAAGAAAACTGTGGGTGGCCGTTGTTGGGCTAATCGTGCAGGTGCTGGCCGTGTGGATCTCACCAGAGCAAGCGCAGCAGGTCGGGCAGAATTTGATGGTGATCGTGTCGGCGTATTTGGTCGGGCAAGGGGTTGCGGATCACGGTAAGAAGTAGTCTCGTCCTGATTGCTGTGTTGGCGGT